TCCATATAAGTCTATAAGGAACTGCAAAAAAAAATGTTTCTATATATAAATTATCCATAAATGGATTAATTGGTGTTGCTAAACGGCCAAAACCGTTAGCATCCATAGTGAACGTATCTCCGGGTAGTGCTTCATCATAAAATATTGGCACTAAATATCCGGCATCAAAAGTTGTTTTTAAACCGTGGTCACGGTTAAAAACTGACCTTTGTATATCTACTTTTGGTACTCTACTAAAATCCTTTGTTAAAGTACTTGGTAATGTTCCCATGGGTCCAAACATATTTTTATTCCTTTGCTTCTTGTAGTGTTAATAACTCAATTATAACTTCTGGTGGGTTGTCTGCGGTAGGGATTCCACCGATTTCGTCCCAACTTCCTATTCGCATTAACGTGAAATCTTCTGGAAATTTGCTGAATGGTGCATTTGGATTGTTTAATAAATCCATACATTGTCGTGTTGCTGTGCCATCTGTAAGTTCCACGAATGGTTGCATATATGTTCCAGATTTTTTGTCGTAAATTGAATATAAGTTCTTGTCCATAATTTTGTCCTCGCTTCATTGTTTTCATTATGTAAAGGTTACATAATATATAATACGAGTCAAACTTTTTTATATATCTCTTATAAGTCTTTGTAATTGTGTAATTTTTACTTGTTCTTGTACAAATAACCTATCCATACGTTCATCGTATTGGGCATAAACTTCAGGTGCTTTTTCTTTACGTTTATTTTTTATTTCTTCTTTTTCTTCTTCCGATAATAAATTATCGTAATACCTTGGCGGTCTAATTTTTTTTCCATTTATTACACAATAATCATTTGGATATACATCAGTTTTATATTTTTTAAACCAGTCATAACCAATTCCCGGTTTTCTACTCATTGTGCAATATTCTGGTTCAATTAATTCACCAGTTTCTTTATTAAAATAATGCTCTTCAGCATTTTTTCCTTTTTGTTTTTTCATAATGTAGCGAGCTACATATGCACAACTTGTAAATGTTACTTCGCCTATCACAACATGGCCATATGGCCATAGTTTTTCTAATTCTTCGCTTCTATAATATTTTTGTTTGTTTCTTGTTTGCCATAATTTCCTGTCAGGAAATTCATATCCAAATATTAAAGCGTGATAGTGAGGTCTTTTATTTTGTTCACCGTATTCACCACAGTGAAAAAATCTTATTTTTTTGTGCTTCTTTCTCAATCTTTTCATAAAGAGTTGAAAATCACGCACATCTACAGAAGCAGGATTGCTTCTTTTATCTAATTCTTCTTGATTAAATGTTAATGTTATAAAACATGATTTTTCGTGCATTTGATTTTCATGCACTAATCTTACAGCCCATTGTCTGCTGTATTCTAATCTACATCCTACACATTGCCCACAAGGTAAATTAAACCCTTTCGCAAATGGAAAGGGCTTATTAAAAGTTATTTTACCTTCATTTCTGAAGGCAAGTAGTGGGTGGTAACATGCCATTGCATATTATATTCTATATCCACCACGCATAGGCTTTACGTGGTTTTTTCTATTTACTTTCATTGCAGTTTTTGCAAACTGTCTTTTTGATTTCTTTCTTGACATTTTCTTTCTGTACATGTCTTTTCTCCTTTTTTTAGGGTAGGGGTGTCACTCCACACAGTTAACATCAAGTAGATAACTGTGTGGGCTCTTTCTGAGCTTCTTGAGCTGTTGATGGCTCACCAGCTTCAGAAAGAGCTTTTGTTGGAACCGAGGACGGTTTTCCAACTTCTGGGGTTTCAATAAAACCCATTTGTTTTAATTCTTCTTTGTTGTCAGGATTTGACACAAATTCATAAAATTTGCCTGGATCATTATCAAATTTTTTACGAATGTCTGACGGTATCGTCATAAATTCGTCTTGAGCATCTCGAACTAAATCTAGTGCTTCTCGATAATCTGCTACTTCCGAGAAATCTCCGTAGCGGGCTTGGCCACGCTGTACGTGTTCGATTATGCCATTTCTATCGTGTCTTTTAATTATATTAATGACATCACATTCTTCTTTAAAATGTTGTTGAGTTAAGCTTTCTCCGCTTGTTTTAAATACATATTTTTTATGCGGGTCGTAAGCAGTTCTAAAAGTTTGTGTAATTGTTGTTTCAACTTTTGATTTTTTATTTGACATATCGTGTCCTCTTTCCGCCTGTTCGGCTCTTATAGTAATTTTTTATGTCATTAATAAATTTACGCACTTTTGTATCAAAAGATGTGCCTTGCATTCCTTTTGTAAGTGCTTTTCCTGTTACAAAATCTTTAACAAAATTGTCTTGAATAATTTTTGGTAACAATTCTTTTTTAACTGATCCATAAATGTCTTTTGCATTAGCATACATTTCTGATCCGGCTTGATTCAACACAGTATGTCTCATC